CCGGCTCCCGCGACGTGGCTGTGCTTGAGGTGGTTGGCGATGATCTCCAGCGGCTCAAGCTGCGACGGGATGAGCCTCAGGTCGATCGCCTCACCCGGCTTGATCCACCGGTAGGAGACGAGGCCCTCGTCCTCGTCAAGATACCGCACTTCAGTCGATCCGAATGGCCGGCACAGCCGGGCTACGGCGATGACGCGCCGAGCCGATGAAAGCGGCCCGTAGGTCCATTCCCACATCGCCAGCGGCTCCTGCGGGATGACCGTGAGACCGGTCTCTTCGTAGACCTCGCGTACGAGGGCCTCGTCCAGAGACTCGTTGGCTTCGATCCGGCCACCGGGGAGCGTGTAGTGATGGGGGTAGAACGGGTCGTCCGGTCCCTGCTTGACGAGGAGGATTTCGCCGAGCTGATTGGGTATCACGGCTTTTTGGGCGAAAGTCACCAGCATGGAAGGCTCCCAGGGGGGTACGTAAATGCCCGCCCCCGAGGCCGGCGGCTCACCGGAACACCAGGGGCGGGCTGGCAGAGACAAATCCCTGAGGGATGCGTCGCGGGTACGCTACCACATCTTGCACATGTTCATCCGCCTATGATGCTGACTCTTTCGCGCGGGCGGAGGATGACCTCCATGCCCGTGAGGGACGCAAGTTCTGCCTTGAGCTCCTCGATTCGCTTCGCGTCGCCGGTCTTGGCGAGCTGGCGGGCTCCCAGCAGCACGACGTTGTCCGGGAGGTCCTGGCTCAGGAACGCATTGATTGTGTACTGGTACCTGGGGACCTCGTCGTCCACGAGGTGGTGGTAGATCTTGTAGGTGGTGTTGAGGTCCTTGTGGCCGAGCATGCGCCCGATTTCAGCGATCTGAATGCCGCCGGCGATGGCCTTGGTCGCGAAGTAGTGCCGGAAATTGTGCGCACTGAGGTTCTTGTCGCCGAGCCCGGCTCGGAGTATCGCACGGCTCAGCTCCCGGTCGAAGCTGTTGACGGTGTACGGCGTCATCTTCGTCGGGTCGGTGGGGGAGGGGAAGAGCGGCCCGTTCTCGACGATGCCGTACGTCTCGATGTGCTCGCGGAGGAGCGACTGGAGAATGGGGTCGATCGGGATCCAGCGACTCTCTCCGGGTCTGCGGTGCTTGAGCGGGGCGTACAGCGTTCCCTCGGAGCTGCGCTGCCGGTAGATGACGAGCTTGTCGCCCTGGACGCAGTCGGTGGTGACGCCTACCACCTCCCCCTCGCGGAGGCCGCATCCGGCCATGAGATAGACGGCGAGCCTCCAGAACGGCTTGATCACCGCGCCGATGCGGTGGACTTCCTCGGTCGTCGGGACGTACCGCTTCTGGATTTCGTTGTCATCGCGCAGGTGGCCGGAGGCCGGGTTGATGTCTCGCCACTTGTCCTTGATGGCTTGATCAAAAACCGGGATGATCAAATAGGTCATCAGCCCGTTGAAGGTCGAGCCGGCCAAGCGCGGCTTGCCTGTCTTGGGGTTGACTTCCTTCGAGTACGTGACGAGGGCTTCGATGTCGCCCTCTGAGATACGGGTGATCGGCTTGTGACCGATGATCTGGTTCGCCCACCGGAGCTTGGAGCGGTAGTTGCGGACCGTGCCGGGGCTGATCTCGTGCTCGTCAATGCGGCGCTGAATCCAGTCCTCGGCGAAGTCCTTGAAAAGCGGCGGCTTGCCCTTGGCCTTGGAAATCCGCTGCTCAATGACGTTCTTCCTGGAGTGCTTGCCGGTGAGGTATTTCTTGGCCGCGTTCTTGTCGCCGAAATTCTTCTTCCGGGTGCGTCCGTTCTCATACCACCTCGCTTGGACGCGGCATTCACAGGTCCCCTTCTTGCATCGTGCGGGGGCGTCATCGGGGTACGGGGCGTCTACCGGGGTGGGGTGGCACAGGGTCCGGATACTGCCGACGCCGTGACCGAGGTTCTCGAACACAACTAACTTGTCCTAGGGGAGTGGTGTGCGGGGTGGAAACTTGTCCAAAACTTGTCCCGGCATCCTACGGCCGGTACCAACTAGCTGCGCAAGCGTGAATCTAGCAGGAGTTCGCGTTCAACTCAACAACCCCGTTCCGTCCCGTTTTGCGTAGTTCCAGGTCACAGCCCTGATGGGGCCGTTTTCCCAGCTCAGAGGCCGATTTTCGGGGTGCGGGATGAGGCGGTATCCGGCGGGCTGAGGCGGTACCTGGCGGGCAGGACTGGTCCTGAACTTGTCCTAGGGCCACGGCAAAACTTGTCCTGGCAGCCCCCCGCTGACCTGCACTGCTGGACAGTGCCCCCGGGCGGGCCTACGGTGACGCGCGTCCACTGAGCCCTTACCCAGGAGTGCGTCATGCCTTACCGCCCTGCGTCCATGATGCTTCCGGCCGACATGCCGGAAGCGGTGCGTCCAGATGCGCCGGCGCTGCGTCCGGTCAAGCCCGTGCAGATCCCGCGACTGCTGCTTCCGATCTTGATCCCGGTCGTGTGCGTCATGCTTCCGATCGCGGCTGCGGTCAACGTGGACGCACTGCATCAACTCGGCGATCGCGCGTTCGGAAGCGGTCTCGGCTGGACGCTGCCGGTAATCGTCGTGGGATACGAGTTCGCTGCGACCGGCGTCTACTTTCTGAGCCCGAAGCTGCTTCCGAAGCTGAAATCTGCTTCCAAGATCGGGATGATCCTCGGCTTCAGCGGAACGGTCGGACTCAGCATCCTCTACACCGTCGTCTACGGAGACGGGGACGTGTTGCTCAAGATCGGTCTCAAGCCCGTGCCGTCCCTCATCGCGGTCGCACTCGTGCACATGCTCGTCATCGTCTGGGAGGGGAAGCAGGAAGCAGCCGAGGTCAACGCCGCCATGGAAGCGGAAGCAGCGCCCGTGGAAGCAAACCACCGGGCGGACATGGACGCACTGCGTCAGAAGCAGGAGGCGCTGGAAGCAGAGCTCGTGCGGAAGCAGGAAGCACTGGACGCAGTCCGAGCGGAAGCAGACGCAGCCCGGAAGCGGGAAGCACTGGAAGCACGCCGGCGGAAGCGGCTGGAAGCAGATCTGGACGCACTGCGTCAGAAGCAGGAAGCGGAAGCAACGCGGAAGCAGGAAGCAGAAGCGGAAGCAGACGCCTGGAAGCAGGCGGAAGCAGTGGCGCTGATGCGGCCGGAAGCACCGGTGGAAGCGAAAGCAGTACCGGAGCCGGAAGCACAGCATGCGCCGGAAGCAGATCCGGTCGCGTCCGAGCCGGAAGCAGAGGTGTCCGAAGGACCTCACCTGCGTCTGGTGATCTCACCCAAGCGGCGGCGTCTGCCGCGTGTGAAGGACGCTTGGAAGCTCCGGGCGTTGGAAGGGCTGGCGCAGGCGGAAGCAGCCGGCCAGAACCCGATGAAGGTGGTCCCGTCGTCGTTGAAGCACCTCTTCCCGGACGGCATCAGCAACAAGATCATTTCTAATGCAGTGATCTACGCGAAGGCTTTGTGGGAGGAAGGTGTGCGTCCTGCCGATTTTCGGCAACAAGAGGCGTCTTGACCCTTGCGCAGACATGTTCACTGGGTGCAGACTTGACCCGGCAGGGATTCGAACCCCCGTGACCCTGCCGACGATTCCCTGGGATGGTGTCAGTCCGATAATTCGTGTCTCGGACCTCGCCCCTGGAATCGTCCTAGCCCCGGTTTCTGGATGCCGCACCCAGAAGCCGGGGCTTCCTTATTTCCCGCCAACTTGCGGTCTTGCACATGTTCAGGCAGACTTGGGATCGCGTTCGAGGGACCGAGCGTGAACCCCAGTTAGACCCGGCTTGCAGACTTCCTCCTGATCTGAAGTCTGAGAGCCTGGGACTCCAGTCCCCCGTCTGGGAACCGATCACCTCCGTACCCAGGCGGGGGATTAAAACACCACCAGTGGAGTTCGTATGCTTCGTTTGGCTGCTGCCGGAGCGCTCGTCATCGGGTGCGTGGCCGCTACGCCGGCTGAGGCGGCTACTCCTCCGGTTAAGATCACCAGGGTCTATTACGACAGCCCTGGTTCTGACCGGGGAGGGAACACGTCGCTGAACGCCGAGTTCGTCGTGTTGAAAAACACGACGAAGAAGGCCATCCAGTTGCAGAACTGGATTCTCCGTGATAAAAACGGCTTCAAGTACAGGTTCCCCCGTTTCACCCTGAAGCCCGGAAAGACCGTCACGGTACATTCCGGAAAGGGCCGAAACACGACGACGCACCTGTACTGGGGGCGTAGCTGGTACGTCTGGAACAACACCGGGGACACCGCCTATATTTATCGGCGGGACGGTAACCGTATCCACTACTGCTCCTGGGGCAGAGGCGGCGTCCAGAAGTACTGCTGAAAAAGACTTCCGCTCGGTATGTCCTGTTCCTTGGAAGGGTGTTGGTCGCCCCGAGCGGTTGAGCCCGGTCTGTGTATGGGGGTATCGTATCCACTTCTTCAGACACAGGCCGGGTCACAAAACTCCGCACATGCGGTGACCGAAGGCTTCCAGCCGGCTGGTCATATGGGCCTCATGTGCGGTAGGGCCTGGCTCGTGGGGGTTTTGCCCAATGTGACCCACGGGCCGGGCCAATGAAGCTCCGTGCACACCTTATATACCGGACGGCGTGTACGGCAGGGACCTCATTCCGTGGCGGATGGCTCCTCATCGGGATGGGGTCCACGTAACCATCATGTCTCCCGCAGTCGTCATGATGGTGCACATAGGGGCTCCGGTTGTGCAGTGTCCGCCATCGCGCATAGCCGGGGCACCCTCCTTTTTTCAGGGCCGGACGTTATCATACGTCCGGCCTATTTTTTTACCCTCGAAAAGAGACTAATCGAGGGTAGGAATGACAGCCATAGCAGAAGAACGAGCCGACGACGAGCTTGAAGAATATTTCCGGAATACAGAGCTCGAAGAAGACGAGCAGCTTCCGGAAGACGTCGAGCTGGACGAGATAACACAGGAAACAGTCGATTTCATCGTCGATAAAATGCTCGTCGTCGTAGACAAGCTCAGCGGTAATCCGCTCTACGACTATCAGCGTCCTTTCGCGCGACGGATCATCGAGTCGATGGTGCTCAATGATGGCGCTACCCTGACGGCCCTTTTTTCGCGGCAGAGCGGAAAATCGGAGACGGTCGCGAATGTCGTCGCCGCCATCATGATCATGTTCCCGGTGCTGGCCCGCGTGTATCCGAACCTGATGGGCGACTTCAAGCGCGGGGTCTGGGTGGGCGCGTTCGCGCCGGTCGATGATCAGGCCGACACGCTTTTCGGCCGTATCGTTTCCCGGCTCACCGGAGAGGGCGCTCTGGCGCTCATGCAGGACCCGGACATCATGGACGGCATCAAGGCCAAGGGCCGTACGGTGACGCTGAACAGTGGCTCTCTGGTCCGCCGGCAGACGTGTCATCCGAGGGCGACGATCGAAGGCCGTACGTACCACCTCATCCTCATCGACGAGGCACAGGGCGCTGACGACACGATGGTCCTGAAGTCCATTACCCCGATGGGCGCTTCGACGGACGCCACCATCGTCATGACCGGCACGCCGACGTTCACGAAGAACGTCTTCTACCGGACGATCCAGCAGAACAAACGGGCTCAGACCGAGCGCGGCAACAAGCGGCAGAATCATTTCGAGGCCGATTACAAAGTCGTCTCCAAGTCGAACCCGAAGTACAAGAAGCACTGTCTGCGGCAGCGGATCGCCATGGGCAACGACAGCCCTGAATTCAAACTGGCATACCGGCTCATCTGGATGCTCGAAGAGGGCATGTTCACCACCTCTGAGCGTCTGGAAGAGCTGTCTGACAAGAGCATGCAGACGGTGAAGGCGTGGTATAAGACGCCGGTCGTGGTGGGGATCGACCCGGCGCGAAAGCAGGACAGTACCGTCGTCACGGTCATGTACGTGGACTGGGACCATCCGGACGAATTCGGTTTTTACGAGCACCGGATTCTGAACTGGCTGGATTTGGGCGGCACGAAGAACTGGGAGACCCAATACCACCGCATCGTGGAATTCCTGTCCTCCTACAACGTTTTGCGGATCGGGGTGGACGCCGGCGGTGTGGGTGACGCGGTCGCTGAGCGGCTCCAGATCCTCATGCCGCATGTCGAGGTGCGGGCCATCCCGAGCGACCGGAAGGAGCAGACGAAGCGGTGGAAGCACCTCTATCAGCTCATTGACCGGGGCAAGATCGTCTGGCCGGGTCATGCGAAGGCCCGCGCTCTGAAGACGTACAGGCGGTTCATTCAGCAGATGGAGGATCTCCAGCTCCACTACACGGGCCCGTACATGCTGGCGGAAGCGCCTAATGAGTCGGGTGCGCATGACGACTACGCGGATTCCTGTGCGTTGGCCGCGATTTTGACGACGGACGAGCACGAAATGCCTGAGGTGGAGGTCACCAGCGACATCTTCGGCAGGTGACGTTATTACTATCGTCGGCTGATCACTTCCTACAGTGAAAATAGGCATTTCCATGGAAGTGAGATTAAATGGCTGACGCGACTCAGAAAAGTCCTTTCGCGCCGCACCCGGCTTATCCGGAGAAGGCGACCCCGGTTTGGGAGCGTAAGTTCCACAACACCGGTACGCCCGGCCGCAAGGGTCCTCTGCGTTTTGAAGAGGGCATTGCGACCGACCGTGATATTCCGGCTGGTTTTACGACCGGTATCACGCAGGGGTATGAGACGGCTCCCGGCCGGCCCAACCACAACAAGAAGGTGGACACCAAGTACCCGGCCGAGACGCTCGCCGAGCGTGCTCACGTCGGTTCTGCGTCCTGGGTCGAGGCTCCGACCATGCTCGGCGAGTTTTCCCAGGGTATGAACGCAGACAAGGGCGCGATCCACTTCGAGGTCGTTCACCGTGACGGCGGGCACTATAACAGGGTCAATTACGCGCGCGTGATGGACTGACATTACAACTTGACGGCCAGCCCGGCATAGCCTGAAAAAAGGTAATGTCGGGCTCGCCCATTTTCGGGGCATGTTGTGATGGGGTTATTGCGGGTTGTCCATTAATTTTTACAGTCCCTCGACCCGCGCAGCCGGCAGCGACCTTGCGATCTCGATCTCGCCTCTCGGACTGGTGGAGCTCGCCGATGAGGAGTTTCAGGTTCACGGTCCACGGTTGAACCGGTACGCGGCGTCATGGTCCTTCTACCTGGGACATCACCACGCCTTCCGGCGGGAGCCCGGCGAGCCCCACATGACGTTCAATTACGTCCGGGCGCTGACCGATTTCGGTATCAACTTCGCGCTCGGTAGAGGCGTAACATTCCAGAGTGCCAAGGAATACGCGCACATCGTCCCGGCGCTGCTGAACCGGATCTGGGAGACCGACAACAACAAGCAGGAGATCCTCAACGAAATCGGCCAGCAAGGCGCGGTGAGTGGCGACATGTTCGTCAAGGTCGCCTATGAGCCGGCGTGGACCGACCCTGCCGGGAATTTCCATCCCGGCCGAGTTCGTATTCTTCCCCTGAATTCATCTTTCGTTTTCCCTGAGTGGCACCCGCATGACCGTGAACGCCTGCTCCGGGTGAAGATCAAGTATAAGTTCTGGGGCACGAACCTGGAAGGGACCCGGCAGGTCTACACCTATACGGAGATCCTGACGGACTCGGTGATCGAGGAGTACATCAACGACGACCTCATCGATCAGCGGCCGAATCCCCTGGGGGTGATCCCCATCGCCTACGCCCCCAACATCAGCATTTCGGGATCGCCGTGGGGCCTGTCCGACTCCTACGACCTCATCGCCTTGAACCGGGCGTACAACGAAACGGCCGAGGAAATCCAGGACATCATCGCCTACCACGCCGCCCCGGTCACCATCATCACTGGAGCCAAGGCGTCCAACCTGGAGCGCGGCGCTCGCAAAGTGTGGGGCGGTCTGCCGAAGGACGCTCAGGTCTACAACCTCGAAAACGGTGTCGATCTTTCCGGTCCGCTCGAATTCATGCAGCTCCTCAAAACGGCCATGCATGAGATGGCCGGCGTACCGGAGACTGCTCTCGGCTCTTTCGTGCCGATTTCGAACACGTCGGGTGTGGCTCTGTCCATCATGTGGGAGCCTGCCACCCGCCGGCGGGACAAGAAGCTCATCAATTTGAGCAAACTTCTCCGCCAGATCAACGAGCTCGCACTGAGGACGCTGTTCCTCAACGAGCCTGCGACGCTCACCTACGACCCGGACACCGACGGCATCATTCAGCCTGGTCAGCCCTATGTCATCGACCCGGCCGATCCTCTGGTCTACCGCACCGAGTGCGAGTGGCCGGACGCGATGCCGACCGACAAGCTCATCAAGCTGAACGAGATTCAGCTCATGATGGCTTTGGGTCTGGAGAGCAAGCGCGGCGCTCTTAAGTCCCTTGGCGTCGAGTTCCCGGATGAAAAGGCTCAGGAGATATTCGAGGAACTCGTGCAGGACGCCAAGGAGCAAGGGGCACTGGATATTATTAACGCCCAAATTGGCGCTGCTATTGTCGAAACAACGGGGATGAATCCTGACGGAACGCCCCCGGAACAACCGAATACAACTAACCCGCAATCCGGCAGCACTAACTCGATCCCAGCGGGTCCGAAGCCCAAGAGCAATGGTATGAGCGACGAGCTCAGAAAGCTCATTGAGGGCAATGGAAATCAACTCAAAACCGAATTGGTGACACAGGCGTACGGAACAAAGCTTCCGCAGCGCCGAAATCCGGACACCGATTACTGACAAGGATCGTGTTTTGACCCGTAAGGACAGGCCCGGTGACATCATCGGGCATCGCAAGGACGGCCGGCCGATCAGGCTGATCGCTGGTGGTTCTTCGGAGTTTGTGCCGCCCGCCCCGCAGCCCGAGCCCGTGACTCAGCCGCCTGCACCGCCGGCCCCGCCGGCTGGGACCTACTTCACCCCTGAGCAGGTGGAGGCTTTCCGCAGGCAGGAGCGCGACAAGCTCTACCCGGAGCTCGCCAAGCGCGACGAACTTCTCAAGCAGCTCCAGGAGCAGGTTGACTCCCTCGCCAGGGAGCGGGAGGAGATCCTCCGCCAGGAGGAGGAGCGCCGGAAGGCGGAAGAGGAAGCCGCTCGAAAGGCACGCGAGGACGAGATGTCCGCGCGGCAGCTCGTCGAAGAGCAGCGTGCCGAATTCGAGCGTCGATTTGCCGAGCTGGAGGCTCAGCGAGCCGCTGAGCGTGCGGCCCTGGAGAAGGAAAAGGAATTCGCGGCACTCCAGGCGTATATCCAGCGTCGGGTTCGCGAGGAGAGCGAGGCCCAGACGATCGCGCCTGAGCTCATTGACCTCGTGACCGGAAATTCTCAGGAGGAGGTCGAGGCTTCTATCGAGCGCCTCCGTGAGAAGACCAGAGCGATCGTCGAAAACATGCAGGCAGCCGCTTCGCAGATGGTTCCGCCTGCACCGCCGCGTGGCGTTTCCCCTTCCGGGTACGCAGCGACGGGGCCTATGGAGATGCATTCGGAAAATCGAGTCGTGACCCCAGAAGAGATTAAGGCAATGTCAATGCAGGAGTACGCCGAGTTCCGGCAGAAAATCGGCCTCGCGAACTCCTCTCAAGGTCATGGACTCTTCGGGTAAGAAAGACTACTAATTAAATGCCTGTAAGCATTCCCCAGACGAGTGCTATCACCGGTACTCCGAATCTCTCGACTAACGTCACCGGCTCCGTTTACTCGTCCGGTTCTTCGCTCAGCGCGGCGATTCAGACCATTTGGTCGAAGGAAATCCTTTTTTCGGCGATGCCGATTCTCCGGTCTCAGGCCGCCTGATCTCGCGAGGGGTCAGCGAAAAACCCGAGAATTGCTGGAACATCCTGCTAGACGGCTACACCACAGCGTAGGGCGAAAGCTCAAGCGCGACGGTTCGAAAAGCTAGCCGGTAGGGACAATCAGCAGCCGAGCCCGCCTGGGAAACCGACGGGAAGGTCCAGAGACTATGTACGGGTCGCCTCACTGAGGCGAAGATATAGTCCGAACTACATGGAGACATGTAGAGGCCGGCAGAAATGACCGGCCCCCCGCAGAGATGCGGGAGTAACAAACTTGATGAGCAGTTCGCCGTAAAGAAGACCGAGCTCGGAGTTCAGCCCGGCCTCGTCATCAATTTCATGCGGTACAACAACCTGCCGTCCGCTTCTCAGCTTACTGAGGGCGTTCGGATGACGACGTACGCGCTGTCCGCGACGCAGTTCTCGATTACCGTTGCTGAACACGGTATGGCCGTCGCCGTATCCGAGCTTCTCTTGAATGCCTCTTTCGACGACGTGATGAGCTCGGCGTCGCGTCTGCTGGGCCGCAACCTCGCCATGTACCTGGATGAGCAGGCGCGCGACACCCTGCTTCTGGCGTCGAGCGTTCTGTACGGCTACAACAAGTACGATACTGCAACGCACAACCAGCAGACAGTACTTTCGCCCTACGACCGTGGTACCGCTGCCACGAGCCGCGCTGGCCTCACGGGCAACTACCATTTCACGACCGCTCTGATCAAGGACGGCGTGGAAACTCTCGCGTCCCGGAACATTCCGCGACTCGGCGATACGTATGTGTGCTTCGTTCACCCGCACCAGTCGCGTCGTCTGCGCGACGACCCGTCGTGGATTGAAATGACCAAGTACGCCAGCCCGGGCAATTTCGCGCTGGGTGAGATTGGTCGAATTGACGACGTGGTGTTTATCGAGACCACTCAGGTTAAGCAGATCGTGAACGACACCAATGCCGCTCCTGAGAACCAGAAGGTGGTTTATCAGTCTAACCTGATTGGTGACAATGCCTTCGGTCACGCTATTTCGCTTCCGGTCGAACTCCGGGACGGCGGCGTGCTCGACCACGGTCGCGAGCACTCCATTGCCTGGTACTCCGTGTTCGGTCTGGGTCTAATTACAGACTCGGCGGTTGTCACGCTTGAGACGAACTGAGTAAAGGGCGTCATCGCAGGTCAGAGGCCCCGGAGGAACCCCTACAGGGCCTCTGCCCTAACCAAAGTCCGCATTTCTTGGCGGCATTATCAACTCCTAGATCACTCGAAATTCGGAGCATTTGTTAAATGGCTTCTAGTCGCAAGTCCCCCAGGGACGCTACCGGTCGCAAGGCCGTGGAGCTAGCGGAGGCGCACGCCGAAGAGCTCGCCGAGCGTGCGGGTAGGATCTCGACAATCAACCCGATTGACGAGGTCGTCGTCGCTGATGAGGACGTCGAGGCGGGTCCCGAAGTCGGGCCGGCGGAACGTCGTATGCGCGTGAACACCGACCTGGAAAACGTCGTCATCGGCCAGGGCACGAATTACACGTTTCTCCGAGGCAAGGTCTACACGGTGCCCGCACACGTGTACGACCACCTCGAGGAAAAGGGATACGTCTACCATTAGGATTTGAATTGGCTGTTTCTGCTGCCGTTTCTGTCGGCGACACGTTCACCCTTCGGTCTGATTATGGACTCGGCCCCGGAATGGTCCCGGGTGGGTCGGTCCTCACTGTGCGAGGCGTTTATCCGCCCGGCACTCCTGGAATCGGCTACTGCGACGAGGACACCGTAGTCGCCGATTATCCACGGCCTAATGCTGCTCCGCAGAGCCTCGCTTTTCCCATTTCCAAGTTCAAGGCGCTCACGGAGAAGGTTAAGTAATGGCGGGTAGTGCTACTACCGTTGGCGCGGCTGCCGCGCTGGATTTTTTCACCGGGCGTGCGCTGGCGTGGGATGAGCCGCAGGAGTTTTACTTGGCTCTGCTGACGTCCAGTGTGCCCGATAACGTCGGTTTGTCTTCGATCCCTGAGGTGACCACGGCCGGGTATGCGCGTCAGGCGGTGACGTGGTCGGCTGCGACTGTGGCCAAGCCCAGTGTGGCTGGAAATGCGGCGGTGGTGACGTTCGGGCCGGTTTCTGAGGACATGACCTCGCCGGCTACTCACGTCGCGCTGGTGACCGCGTCCGCCGGTACGGTCGGTGATGTGCTGTATGTGTGGGCGCTGGACACCACGCAGCAGGCCGTCAATGGCCAGGCTCTCCAGATCGCGGTGAACAAGTTGACGCTGAGCCTGAGCTAGAGCTTCCCGGTCCCTTCGCTACCGCCGGGATGGTGCGAGCAGGCCCCTGGGAAACTCCCAGGGGCCTCTCCATACTGGTGTGAACATGTTTACATGAGCCCGGGTATCACGCTAAAGTGCCAGCGGCACTGTTCGAGGGGGACAGTGCCCACAAGCACTAGGAAGGCAAGACCCGTGGGACAATGCACCAACTGCGGAGGGATGAGCAGCAATGTCGGAGGCACCTGCCACGTCAATGGATGCGGTGGCACCATCGTCGGATAAGGTCATCCACCACTGTACGAGCCCGTCATGCGGGCTGACGACTTCGGACCCGGCGGCGACGCACTGCATCATGTGCAGTGCCCCATTGAGCGGAGTGTGATGGCTGAGACCTACGACGTATCGGCTCAGGCCGCCGGAGGCGTCTACCACCTCCACATCAACGGACCTGGCATCAAGCGAGAGCTGTACGCTTGTACGCCGGATATGAGCGAGATCTTCCGCGTGTCGAAGCAAACTGTCGCGGCGGCTGTGGGGATCCCTGTCTCTGCGCTTGACGCCGAATTTGTCGTCAGTTTCTTCTGACCTCAAACAAGAGAGCCCCCGCCGGTCGGCGGGGGCTTTTTCGTGCTCAGAAGATGACGGAGAGGATGACGTACCAGGTCAGTGCGGAGAGCGTGATCAGGAGCTCCAGTATCTTGCTCTCTTGCTCCGGGGTGTATCTGCTCACAGCCCCCGTCCGCTGCCGAGCCGGATGAGGGTCCGGATGGTGTGGTAGATGCAGTAGCCGAGTGCCCACGCGACGCCGAGGCAGGCGGCGGTGAGGCCGCTGAAGACGATCCAGTAGACGATGAACGTGTATATGGTCTCCAGCGCCGCCGCCTTGTCCGGAGGCAGGTAGACCTGGAGTGCGACATAGATGACGAACAGCACCATCAACGTGACGACGAACGCGGTGACGGTCCAGCCGATGTAGAGCCATTTCTTGGCGACTCGGCTGAGCTTGGTAGCTGCCGGTACCGGGTAGACCTGGGGCTGCCCGAACTGGTCATAGAGGATTTCGCCGGTGACAGGGTGGCGGACGTAGTCGAACTCGGCGCTGTCGAGGGCGTCGAGCACGTCGCCGGTGGGGGTCGTGAACCCCATGGGCGCGTAAGGGCTGTGGTGGCGGTGGATCTCGCTCATGTCTGGAGCTTAACACCGGCGAGGCACTAATACCAGTCTTTCAGCCGAAAAATCGACAATTGATTTGTGGCTGAGATTAATGACATTCGAACGCGAGTGCGCCGTGCGCTTGGTGACCTGGGCGTACGTTTTCGCGTGACTCTTCCCGGCGGCAAAGCCGAGTATGAAATCGGCCACGCACGCATTTACGACATCACCATCGACCTGATCGAGGACTCGAACGTCACGACCCTTGAGGAGTCGGACTACACCCTGAATGGGACCGAGGGGATCCTGACACTGCATGATCCGGCTCCTGCCGGCGCGACCCTCCTGGTGACGGGGCATTACTACACGCTTTTCGAAGACGAGGAGCTGGACGCCTACATTGAGACGGCGTTGGCTCGGCACACCTATGATCGTGAAGTCGTCACGCGTGTCCGTGACGAGAACGGTTTCATCCACTACGAGAAGACGCCTTTCACGCTGGAGGATGTCCCTCCGGTGGAGGAAGAGGCGCTGATCATCATGGCGCAGATCGAGGCGCTGTGGGACATGGCGACCGACGCCGCCTCCGACATTGATGTGTGGACGGCCGAGGGTACGCATCTGGCGCGCAGCCAGCGTTTCGACCAGCTCATGGAGATGATCGAGGCTCTGCGTGCCCGATATAACGAAATCGCGCAGGCGCTCAACGTTGGTCTGAATCGGATTCAGGTCGCTACGCTGCGACGGGTGTCGCGGACGACGGGTCGTCTGGTGCCCGTTTTCGTGCCGCGCGAGTACGACGAGTCTGGTCCGGAGTCTTACCCGAAGCGTATCTTGCCGCCGATCGACTCGCCGTATGAGGATGAGTCCGGTCTGCCGTCTCCGATCTGGGGGCCTGGCTACTGATGTCACGGCTTGATAGGAAAAACGGCGGGCGGTTCAATGTCGTCTACGAGGGCGATGAGATCGACTTCGCCCTTGAGGATTATCAGGGCGTCTACGGTCAGAAGATCGCTTATTTCCGGTTCAACAAGTCGGCGTCGTTTCAGCATGACGTTTATGGTGAGGCTGACTATGAGGGCCGGATTTTCTATGCGCCGGTCCAGGTTCCTGTTCTTCAGGTGATCCGGGCCGAGGGTGAGGCTGAGCAGAAGGATGCGGGTCTGAGCTGGACCGACGATATTCATATCGTCGCGTCCTTCGCGCACATCGCTAAAACCGGCCTGACGAAGCTTGACATTCACCACGGCGCTTACCTGAACGACAGGTTCGCCTACGACGGACGTCTTTTCCGGGTCACGAAGATTTCGGTCCTGGGGCAGCTTCCTACGCGCGATTTCATGGTGGGAATTGATGCCGTCCAGCTCAAACGCGAGGACATCATCAATGACCCCCAATTTTCGATGTGGTGGTCGGGCGATCACATCACGGGCTTCGCCGGCGGCGAGCTGTATGAGGCTCCGCTGCCGGTCGGTATCCCGAACACGGGGGGCGGGTCTCCGGGTGGCGGTAGTGGGTCGTGCGATTGTGAGTGTGAGCCTGGGCCTCCTGGTGCGTCGGCCTACGAGCTGGCGGTAGAGGAAGGTTTTGAGGGCTCGCTGGCCGAATGGCTGGCGGCGCTCGTCGGCCCTCCTGGCGAACAGGGACCTGAGGGTCCGCAAGGACCTCAGGGAGAGCCTGGTCCGCAGGGTGAGCAAGGACCTCAAGGGGAGCAGGGACCTGAGGGTCCGCAAGGACCTCAGGGAGAGCCTGGTCCGCAGGGTGAGCAGGGGCCGGAAGGTCCGCAAGGTCCTCAGGGTCCTCCTGGTGAGGTCCTCTACCCGGGTGGCACGTACCCGATCAGTGGGTACGGCCTGGTGGCGGCGTCCGGCGACCCGCAGGAGTACATGGCCAGCGCGGCGGCGAGCAATAACGTGATCATCGGGGCTCGGGTGTGGATTCCGCCGAACACCCCGATCTCGTATCTGTGGGCGGCCGTGCGTGCGGGCGGTACGTACTCGAGTTCCGCCACGCCGAATCAGCTCGGGATCTATGGCGATGACGGTGAGTTTCTGTCCGCGATTCCGGATGATGACGATTTGTGGACGGCGTCCGGGTGGCGTGGGGGAGAGCTGCCCGAGGAAATTCCGGCCGAGGAGGACGCTCGCTTCGTTTATATTCTGACGATCGTCGGTGGCATGTCGGGGCTGACGTTTCCTTTCCCGTCGCAGGCCAACGATGACAATGTGCCGTGGTACACGATTCCTGCGGTGGGAGCCAAGCGGCGCGGGTTTTATGTGAATGCGACCTCGTTGCCGGCGTCTTTTGATCCGACTTCATACGGGACGCCGACGACTTTCATCAATCTTGTGGGTGTCTCGTGACCGATTATTTTTACGGCGAGATTTACGAGGTCCCTGATTGGCCGCAGCCCGTCGTCATCGAGGGGCCACGTGGTCCTAAAGGCGACAAGGGCGATCCCGGCCCGCAGGGTCCACAAGGTCCTGAGGGTCCTCAGGGTCCGGAAGGTCCGCCCGGTCCTGGTGGAGCGCGCGGTCCTAAAGGGGACAAAGGCGACAAGGGTGACCCCGGTATCCAGGGCGTTCAGGGTCCTCAGGGTCCTCGGGGCGTGCAGGGCGAAAAAGGGGAGAAGGGAGATCCCGGTGAGGATGGCGCTACCGGCCTCATTGAGCAGGAGTATGTGATCTCCTCTCCTTTGCAGACGTGGGCGATTACTCATGATCTGCCGTTTTCCAAGCCCCATGTCCTGACGTTTGATGGTTCTGGCCGGCCGATTTGGGGCCGGGTGACGTATCCGACGTCGTCCTCTGTGCTGATCGAGTGGGCGTGGCCGCTGGCTGGCCGTGCTGTGCTGACTACGTAAGGATTTCCATGGCCAATTTTGGCGTTGCCATTCAGACCAATCAGATCCCGGTTCAGGGGCTCACTCCGCAGGCGAGTGCCACCGCTCCCGATAATCCGGTCGCGGGTGAGCTGTGGACCGATACCTCGGTGTCTCCGCCGGTCGTCAAGTATTTCAACGGTACGACCTGGGTTCGCACGAATGGTGCGGACATCCCGGACTCGACGATCACTGACGCGAAGATTTCCGCGTCGGCTGCCATCGCGCTGAGCAAGCTGGCGACGAACCCGCTGGCGCGCGCCAATCACACGGGGACGCAAGCCGCCTCCACCATCAGCGACCTTGCGACCGTCGTCAAGGCGTACCGCCTTGACGAGTTCGCTGGCCCGACGTCGGCGATCGACATGGGCGGGCAGAAGATCGTCAATCTGGGTGACGGCACCCAGGCCGACGACGCTGTCACCAAGCAACAGGTCGAGTCGTGGATCGAAGCGCGGGTTTCCGGGCAGGACTGGAAGGCGTCGGTGGTCGCGGCGACCACCGAGAACGTGACGCTCTCGGGCACGCAGACCGTGGACGGTGTGGCGCTGACCGCTGGCGATCGTGTGCTGGTGCGTGCTCAGACCGACCCGGCGGAAAACGGCATCTACGAGGTCGATTCCGGGTCGTGGACCAGGACGACGGACGCCAACGACGGGGTCAAGGTCACGACGGGTATGACGGTGCCGGTGGAGTCCGGTGACACGCTCGGCGGGACGATCTGGCTGCTGACCAGCCCGAACCCGATCGACCTCGACACGACCGAGCTGGTGTTCGTTCAGATCGGTGCTGCGGGTGCGACCTATTCCGCCGGCGCGGGCCTGGTCCTCAATGGCAACGAGTTCGCTCTGTCGGTGCCGGTGACGATCGCGCGTGGCGGTACCAATGCCACGACTGCGCCGGCGGCGCGGGCCAACCTGGGCGCGCCGGGCATTTTCACGGCCTCGATGCCCGCGCTGGCTGTCGGCCAGTGGGAGGAGATCGAGCACGGGCTCGGTAACGAGGACATCAGCAAGCCCAGTGTGCGGATCGCCGCGACGGGTGAGTTCATTGAGCTGGCCTACCGGGTGGTGGATGCGGACACCATCGAGGTCCGGTCTGATCTGGACTGGGAAGCGGGCGATCTGGTCATCACGGTGATCGGCTGATGACGCTGTTCGGGGCAGCGCTGGAGATGGCGCATCTGGAGAGTCCGGGTGCGCCTCCCTCGGGGTATGCGCTGATTTATCCGGCCGGTGATGGGATCTGGCGGGTACAGGATGCGGACGGTGTTGAGCAGATGGTGGCTCTGGGTCCGCAGCCGTGCCGGATCACCAGTGCGCAGAGTACGACGAGCACCGGTCTGTCGAGTGTGGCGGGGATGTCGCTGGCGCTCACGCCGGGGTTGTGGCATTTCCGGTTTTCTGGCCAGTACACGGCATCCGGCTCGGGCACGGGCATGGGCCTGGGGCTGACCGGGCCGACGCTCGATGATGAGGGGTTGCTGGCCAACGTCTTCATCGCGGAGACCAACGCGGTTCCGTACCTGAACTCGATCACCGCCTACAACACGGGCGTGCTGTCCACGGCGTCGAGCGGTTCGACGCGAATGCCGTGGGAGGTGTGGGGCCGGGTGCATGTCGCTGCCGGCGGGGATCTGGCACTGCTGTTCCGGTCGGAGACCAACGGGCAGACGGTCACCATTCAGCCTGGTTCGTACGGGTATGCGTGGAGGGCCGGGTGAGGACGACCACGCCGCTGGTGGTGCCGGTGTGTGAGCCGCCCGCGCCGGCGGCCGGGCGGTCGCAGCTTCACGGGGATGTCACGGGCCTGGCGGCCGGTACCGGCATGCCGGTTTTCGGGGTGCAGACGGCGTTGCTGACGTCGCAGGTCACGAGGGCCTCGACGACGCTGCTGGAGATCGAAGAGCTGCAGCTGCCTGTGGAGCCGGACGCCGTCTATATTTTTGAATTCTCCGGTACGTATTCGGTGACCGGCGAGGATACGACGGCGATCGTGGGTGCTGTCGGTGGTCCCACGGGCGCGAGCAACGTGATCATCAATCATCACTGGCATGTCGGCGTCGGGGACGATACCTGGCACAACGGCTGCACGACCTCGTTCGGTGCGACGAACACGCCCGCTTTTTACGACACTTCTTCGGGTAATCCGGTGTGTGCGTGGCGGCTGTACGGCAGTTTCGAGACCGGTTCTCAGGGCGGTGTGATTGCGCCGCGTTTTGCGCGTGACTCTGGTTCTGAAACGGTCATCATTCAGGCTGGCGCGTACGGTTGGGTGCGTCGCATCGGCTAATTCTTTTACCATCTGAAATCTGCTCAGCCCTACCCTGAAATAGACGATTGGTCAAGTGTGGGTAGGGTATTATGCCGTGGATTTTGAACGAGGACGCCGCCATTATGGCGAAGTTGTCCGGCGTTCAAGTGACCACGCCGTCCGGCCCTCTCGAGGTTCCTGTCCGGTGGAAAACTCCGGAGCCGGAATCGGCGACGATGACGTATCCGGTCATCGTCGTTTCGAAACCGCGTCTGTCCCGTGCCCGTGATCGTGAGGCTCGAGGCTGGACGCGTTATGACTACATCCAAGAGGGCCGCCCGATGCCGGGTGAGGATGACCTGTGGATGTATTACGGTGAGCGGCCTATCCCATACAACCTCGATTACCAGATCACCGTCATGACGCGCCTCCAGGCGCATGAGACAGAGATCGCGGCGCGGCTTGCGCGCGGGGACAAGATCCCTGAACGGGGCGGTTTTCTGGAAATCGAGCCGCTTGATGTCGTCGTGAGCCTGGATCTCATCGGTGGTCCCGAATTTGTGGACCGGATCGACCGTCATGAGAAGCGGCTCTTCACGATCAATTATGTAGTCCGGGTCTATACGGAATTGTCGCCGTGGGAGATACAGCGCTACGAGGCTGTCCAGACGGTGTCGGGAACCATCCGGGATTTCGATCACAAATCACCAGAGCGGCCCATGCCCACGCTGGCGCGTTGGCGTACGACCGCAGACGATGTGTAGGAGATTTTCTTGGCAGTCTATTTGACGCCAGGTGTCTACGTTGAGGAAAACCTCGCTCCGGCGAATCCCAATTCCGGCACCGCGAGCCTTGCCGTAGGCGCTTTTGTCGGTATCGCGCCGAAGGGCCCGACCGTTCCCACGCGGGTCCGGTCGTGGGCTCAGTATGTCAATATTTTCGGCGGTTTTGAGAACAGCAACGGATCGTACCTTCCGTATGCCGTTTATCAATTTTTTGCTAATGGCGGAGCGGCCTGTTATGTCGTGCGCGCGACGCGTACTGACGGTGTCAATGCGTCGGCGACGCTGACGGACTCGACTCCGGTCGGTGATGACCCGGAGAACCCTGAGGGTCCGCTCACGGCCTTTACGGTCACGGCGCTGGCTGAAGGTGAGTGGGCCAACAATCTGTCGGTGAAGGTCCTGCCCACGGGTGCGCCGGGTGGCCGGTTCGACCTTCAGGTGCTTGAAAACGGCGTGGTCCGGGAGCGTTTCGCGGACCTGAGCTCCGACCCGAACGACAGCCGGTACATCATCAGCATCGTCAACAGCCCGTACGCCGGCTCGATGCTGATCACGCTGGCCAACGCCAAGCTCAGCGACCCGGACTACGCCTATGACCCGGTCAATGACGTCGTGCCGGCGCAGACCAAGACGCTGACCGGTGGTGACGACGGTACCGGCCCGTACGACTATGTCGAGGCCGCGAAGCTGCTGGAAGACGTCCCGAACACCAATTTCGACCTCAACATCCCGGCGATTTCCGACAGCAACATCATCAACGAGCTGCTCGAATGGGCCGAGACCAGGGGCAACGTCTTCCTCGTCATCGACGGTCCGAAGGCGGCCGAGGGTGCGACGTCCGCGCAGGTCGCGGCTGGTTACACCGGTCTGGTCGAGGGCGCGTCGGCGTTCACCGCGTCGTCCTACGGAGCTGTGTACGGTCCGTGGCTGATGTGTCACGACCCGGCGTCGTCGATGTACGGCGCGGTGCGCATGCTGCCTCCGGGTGGTGCGGTCCTGGGTCAGATGTCTGCGACGGACCGAAATCGGCATCCGGCCAAGGCTCCGGCCGGCGTCACGACCGTCGTCGCCAATGTGCTCTCCGCTGAGGCCCGTTTCACGGAAGAGGAGCTCGATCTTCTCGCGGATGCGCACATCAATGTCATCCGCCTGATCCCCGGTTACGGTCACTGCATTTTCGGATCGCGGACGCTCAAGCGCACCTTGCCGGATCTTTATGTGCCGGTCCGCCGGATGCTGATTTTCATGAGGAAGGCGCTCGCGGATCAGACGCGCTGGGCGGTGTTCGAGCCGAACGGTCCGGACCTGTGGGACAGGCTGAGAATCGGCCTGAATCATTATCTGGCGCTCGTGCGGCGTGCGGGAATGCTTCAGGGTCTTTCGGATGCGGAAGCTTTCTTCGTCCGGTGTGACGAGGACAACAACCCGCAGTCCGAGATCAATGCGGGGCGGGTGAACATCGACGTCGGTCTCGCTCTTCGGTACCCCGCCGAATTCATTGTCATCAAGATCGGGCAGTTCGACGGCGGCACGTCCACTGCTGAAGAGTCGCTTTTCGGCTGATCCGACGGAGGTAATTCACTAAATGGCAACCCAGGTTAATCGCCTGAAGGAAGACCCGCTCCGCTCGTTCCGATTCAAGGTCGTCATCGGCGGTGCGGGTAACGGCGACAATTACAAATTCGGCGAGGCCGGATTCATGTCGGTCGGTGGTCTCAGCATGACGACTGAGGTCATCCCGTACCGTGAGGGCGGCATGAATACCACTACCCGGAAGATGCCGGGCCAATCGGATTTCAGCCCCGTCAACCTTTCCAAGGGACTGGTGGTCGGCGAGCCGAGCATGATGCTCTGGATGAATGATCTTTTCGACGCTCTCCAGGGATCTGGCGGCGCTCGTATTCCCGATTTCCGCGTGAATGTGGATATCTTCCTTCTGGCGCATCCGTGGCCCGGTCCTAACCCGATTCCGCTTGCGGGGTGGCGTCTGCTGAACGCGTGGCCGACCTCGATCGCCTTCTCGGACATGGACGCCGGCGCGAACAGCATTGCCATTCAGCAGATGTCGCTTGCGCATGAGGGCTGGTACTTCAAGCTGTCGCCGAGCATCGACGGCTCCGGC